TCTTCGCTATGCGTTCCGTATACGGTAACACACGTACTGTTGCAAACGGTACTGAAGCGTTGTTCAACGAAGCTGATACAGACTTCTCGTCTTCAAGCTTTACATCTGCACTCGCTGCTGACGGTACACCATTGAATGGCACACACGCTGGTTCAGATCCAGTTGCTGCTTCCGGTTACACAACTGGTCGTGGTATGTCTACAGCACAAGCTGAAGCCTTGGGTGATTCTTCATCTAATGCCTTCGGTCAAATGGGCTTCTCAATTGACAAGACTACTGTGACTGCTCAGTCACGTGCTCTGAAAGCTGAATACACTCTTGAACTTGCTCAAGACTTGAAGGCTGTTCACGGTCTGGATGCTGAATCCGAATTGTCTAACATTCTTTCACAAGAAATTATGTTTGAAATTAACCGCGAAGTTGTTCGTACAATCTATACAGTTGCTAAAGCCGGTTCACCTGCTACTGCTACTGCCGGTACTTTCAACCTTGACGTTGACTCCAACGGTCGTTGGTCTGTAGAGCGTTTCAAAGGCTTGTTGTTTAACATCGAGCGCGACGCTAACCACATTGGCCAAGACACTCGTCGCGGTAAAGGTAACTTCATTGTTTGCTCTGCTGACGTAGCTTCCGCATTGGCCATGGCCGGTGTGTTGGATTACACTCCTGCATTGTCTACAAACTTGAACGTTGATGACACTGGTAACACATTCGCTGGTGTGTTGAATGGTCGTTTTAAAGTTTATGTTGATCCATATTCTGCCAACCTCGGTTCTGCTAACCAGTTCTACGTTGTTGGTTACAAAGGTACTTCACCTTATGACGCAGGTATTTTCTACTGCCCTTACGTTCCATTGCAAATGGTTCGCGCAGTTGATCCTAACAGCTTCCAGCCAAAAATCGGCTTCAAGACTCGTTACGGTATGATTGCTAACCCATACGTTACAACTACTGCTTCTGGCGCTGCTGATGCATCGACCTTTACAGCTAACCGTAACCAATACTATCGTCGTACCAAGGTTACTAACTTGATGTAATCTAAAGCCGTCGATAAGAACGGATCCCGGAAACGGGTTAAAAGGGAGCCTAAAAGCTCCCTTTTTTTGTTTATAAATATTGTAAAGGAAACAATCAATGTTTACAGCTAATCTTTCAACAATATTAAGTGAAGTAAGTAGTATAACGACTACCCCCGTTGTTAACTATCTTAGACCGAACGCTTTTAGATTTTCTATTAAAAATCTACCAAGTGTTGCATTTACCTGTCAATCAGCTAATTTACCAGGTTTGTCTTTAGGTTTTGCCACACAACCAACTCCATTCTTAGATATTCCTGTTGTAGGAGATAAGAATTTATTTGGAGACTTTACAATTCGGTTTTTAATTACCGAAGATATGTCAAATTACCTTGAATTATACGAATGGTTAGTTGCACTTGGCTTTCCAAACGACTATAATCAATATAGAAATTTTACTGGAGAACGGTTAAATAGGTTTCCTTTTGTAAGAGATGCTTCTGGTGGCTCGACTGCTATAGCCTATTCAGATGCAACTTTGACTATATTGGATAGTAACAACGTACCGAAGACTAATATTAACTTTAAAGATACTTTCCCGGTCTCTGTGGAAGCTCTTGATTTTGATATAACGTCTTCCTCGGTTGAGTATTTCGTAGGTATCGCTTCTTTTAAATATAAACTATTTGATATTGAAGTATTATAATTCTTTTTTTGGAGCTAAATTATGGCAACTAAGCAAGTTCAACTTTCTGTTGAAGAGATTCGTAAAAACAAATTCTTTATCGCTACACCATGCTATGGTGGTCAGCTAAACGAACCTTACTTCCGTTCTGTTATCAAGATGATGACATTCTTTAACGGTCATCAAATCCCTCTCGCATTCGGTACTATTGCTAACGAGTCATTAGTAACACGAGCCCGCAATGTATTGGTAGCTTACTTCCTTGCATCTGATTATACTCACCTTATGTTTATTGATGCCGATATTGAGTTCCAGACCGAAGATATCTTGAAGTTATATGCTCACAAGAAAGATGTCGTTGTAGGTGCCTATCCTAAGAAAGGTGTTGCCTGGGACAAGATTAGAGCTAATCTAACTGATCCTGCAAATAAGAATAAAGAGTTATCTGATCGGGATATGGCATCTTTCGGTTCTGACTATGCTATTAACTTTAAGTTTGTAGATAAAGAAACTAAGACCATTGGTGTAGAGAACGGTCTGATTAAACTGCATGATGCTGGTACCGGGTTCATGATGATTAGCCGTGAAGCAATTCTTAAGATGATTAAAGCATATCCTGAACTTAAGTACAACAACGACGTTAATATTGCCAATGCTGACTTAAAGGATCATTTCTACGCATTGTTCGATACTATGATTGACCCTATTGATCGCCGCTATCTGTCAGAAGACTATACGTTCTGCCGCCGTTGGCAAGAGATTGGTGGTGATGTATGGCTTGATCCCTCTATCTCTCTAAACCACTACGGTCACTTCTGTTTCCAGGGTAACCCAGAAGCTATTATTAGCTTTGGACCTCAACCGGAAGAGAAGAGAGAAGAAATTTTAACTTTAGATCTACCTGAATAAAGTTAACTAACTACATTATGAAACTAAGTGAATTGACGGAGGAGTGGACTAAAGACGCTCCTATCAATGAAACGAACCTTGGGCACGAAGCTGCCCGGGTTCCTATTCTCCATGCAAAATATATTACAGTCTTATCTAAGACTAAGTTACAGCTACGTAAAGCAGAGTCCGATTACCTCAACACCAGACGTATGAAGTACAAATACTTCAGGGGTGAGATGACTATGCAAGAATTAGAGGATGAAGGTTGGTCACAATATCAAGGTAACAAGCCATTAAAGAATGAAATGGATGAATTACTTGAATGCGATAATAAACTAATTGAGTTACAAGATAAGATAGAATACTTTAAAACTACAATCTATACCCTGGAACAAATAATCAGATCACTTAACTCTCGTACCTGGGATATTAAATCGAGTATTGAGTGGGCAAAGTTTACTAACGGTATGATGTAAAATGACAAGTAAATATGTTCCTCTATCCTCCCTCGGTTATTATATTTGTGATATACCTGAATCTATTCTTAATTTTTTAAATAACGAAACTGAAAAAATTATTTCTACTAATTTTAAAAATCAAAAAACCTTTAAGTCAAATTTAGCAGGTGCAATAGAACATGAATATACATTTCCAATACCAGCAAATGAACTTAATAAGTTTTTTGAAGAAGTAGTACCGGAGTACTGGAAAGCGCAGCACAACTCTCAAGAAGCTAAAAGAAAGTATAACTTTTTAAGAAATTCAGATGGAAACCCTGCTTTGTGGATAAATTTTCAAAAACAATATGAATATAATCCAATTCATAATCATGCTGGGGTTTTAAGTTTTACATGTTGGATAAAAATACCTTATAAATTAGAGGACGAATTAGAACTGCCGAGTAATAAAAACAGCGCTTCTTTTACTGGACCAGCATTTTTCTTTCATTTTCCAACAATTCACCCAGCCCCTGCTAATATTACTAATTACCGTATAAATGTTGATAGCAGTATGGAAGGTAAAATGATTATATTTCCTGCATGGCTTCAGCACAGTGTAACGCCGTTCTTTACAAGTGATGATTATAGAATATCAATATCTGGTAATTTAGTCCCTGTAAATTAAATGTCAGATATTTTAATTAAAAAGAAAAACCATGTGTACCTTACAGTACAAACAGATCCCTCTATTGCACAGGAGTTGGCTGACCATTTTTCTTTTGATGCTCCAGGCGCTAAGTTTCATCCTCTTTTTCGTAACAAGATATGGGATGGAAAGATTAGACTCTTCTCTATGTTTACAAAAGAGTTGTATGTTGGTTTAAAAAGTTATCTAGAACATTTTGCTGAAGTCAATCAATACACAATCGACTACAGTGAATATATTGAGCAGGCTGATTCAGTAACAATAGAACAGTTGAAAGAATTTATTAATGAACTTAACCTATCACTCCCCGGTGGCGAATCCATCAGAGATTATCAACTCGATGCAGTTTATAGAGCAATTACCGATGGAAGACGCCTTCTTCTGTCCCCAACAGGTTCCGGTAAATCTCTTATCATCTACTGTCTACTCCGTTGGAATGAAAAG